GTGTAAGCCTCCATGTACATAATATGCGCGTTTTTCTGTGTAAATTTCACAGTTTCTCGCATTTGTTCACGGTAATAGTTCAACGCTTGCATAACCGCTGGCCGTTTTGACGCTTCAAGGGCCGTGTCATAGGTTCGGTAACCGGCTCCACGGCCGGCTGCAGCGATTGTCATACCACTGGCAATTAAAAGCACCAGTTTTTCTTGCTGCACGGTCAGTTCTCCGAGGTTCAGGCCCATGTACGGCATATGGGACTGCAGCTCGGCCCTAGTCTGGGGCAGGTTCTCGTCTATATTAGTGGACGAGTTGGCTGTATCGGGTTTGGCTTGAGACATCATCCTTCAGAGTTTCATCAATCATTAGGAAAATCGGGGCGGCTGGACCTAACTCGTCTTCGTTGACCCCGTCTAAGTACTCGTAGACCTCGTCATCCGTAAATCCACTTTCATATAAAATAGATAGTACCTTTGATAAGTCGTAAACAATGGCCTCTTGGTCGCGCCCTTTTAGCGCGATGCCGACTATGGCCTGCTCTAAGCCTTCAATAATAAGCAATTCTAGCATATAAATAAATCGCCATATTAGTATACGTAATAATCAGTCACAATAGTGGTTGTATATGTTTTTCACCCACCAGTAAAGCATATCAACTGATAGAACGTGGCGCATTAAATTTACTCGATAACATACTAACTGGACATTTTCTGGGGAGTAGTCGCCGCCTCCGGCAATTCTATCTAGCGAGGCGTTAAAATCCTTGCTCCCTTCGCCGTCTCTATGGTGTGTCATGGAGACCCCGGATAACGCGCACTTACCGTCTTGCGCTTCCCACATAGCTATTAGGTGTTCTAATTCTAAAGTTACTTTTACGTCGCCATCGCGTTTTTTAGATTTCAGCTGTGAATACAGCGTGGATAGGTAACTCTGATAGGTGGCGCTTACTACTCTTCTTCTGGCGCTGTACTTGCAAGGCATGCAGTACGACGCGGCCCCGTTACTTTTTCCGCGGGATTTAAAGTTTTCTATTGGGAGCGTATTCATGCATCTAGTGCATAGTTTAGTTTTACTCATGGGAGGTGAGTATATAGCGAGTTTGTTGTGGTGGCTATACTATAAAATTGTAGGGTTTGGTATACATATAAAGCGCTGCAGAAAAAAATTTAAAAAAAAAAATTTCATTTTCCTTTCTGAATCGCTCACGCACTGTCTCCCTGTTCCATAGTTACCAGCCCCCTCTCCCCTTTCTTAACAAATGGAACCTTGTTTTCTTTTTGTACTTAGGAACCTTGTTCTGGTACCCCTATCTAAACCAAAAACATAAAGAGCGTCGACTCGTTCCTCGTCGAACGGTCGTTGTTATTTGTAAGTTGACGATGGTCGTTAGCTTACAACTATGAGGTATTACCTATGAAACTTGCATGCACCCGTAGCACTCTATCTATGCTGGACAAGGCCAAGGCCGACGGACGCGCGGCATGGTCCTACGCTAAGCAAAACCCGGGCGACATACTGCTCGGCATAATAACTCTCCTCGTGGTAGATGCCAGTGAATCGCTGGAGCAGATCGAGACCTACGAATCTGTTCAGGCATACACCGATCTGCAGTCGTTCTATACACCTTAACCACGGAGCATTAACCATGAGCAATGATCAAGCACTTATTAACGAAGCAAGCATCTTAGCAGAGCGTATTAATCGGGCAAGGTTTGAAGGCACTGTACCTTGTTCGTTCGACACCGTTCGACTCTGTGAAATCCTAGACAAGCTAACCACGGAGCATTAACCATGGCCAACGTAGTACACAACGTTTGTTACCTAGTAACCATCACCCTAATCGCGGCAGTTCTAGCTGTCGCGGATTACAACTCAGAATGCGAGCAACAACCTAACATCTGTTCGCCTATCACTCTAACAACGGAGCACTAATCATGGACAATTTATTCCTTTTACTAATATTCATCGTAGCTATGATGCTACCCCTAGCATTAGGCGCTCTAGTAGCCGAGTACTTCTGGCCAGAGGACGAGCTTCAACGTTCACGGCCGAGGGGCGCTACACGAATCAAGGGGGTTAAGTAATGAACGCAACCCTTCAAGAGCTCCACAGCGTTATAACCCTGTTCAAGACAATGGCGGAGCAGAACGAAAAGCACGCAGCCGAGTATCCTCACGACAATGACTTCTTCCAAGGCAAGGCGGAGTCATACCGCAACGTAGTGTACCACCTACAGCACCGCGTTAAATCTTTCGCAGACTACGACTGGAGGGTCGACCAATGATTACCTACTTCGCATGCTTCGTGGTCGGTGTCACCTGCAAAATGCTGTGGGACGACCACATGGCGCTCCTTCGACAGTACAAAAAGGTCCACGGTTGACGGGCCGTTGTCCGCCACGCAGTGTGTACCGGTGTGTACCAGTTATACCTTACGAAGTGGTACACACTTTTCCTTTTACATATCAATAACTTACAGATCTGTGTACCAGATGTACCGTGTGTACCAGTCTTTTTCAGTTAACAGAATAGGGATTTCTAAAAAGCCTTATTTTTATTATCTTCCTTAGTAAAGGTTAAGAAAAGACTGGTACCACTGGTACCGCTAGGTTTTATGCGGGCTGCAGCTGGTACACAACTGGTACCAAGGTGGTACACAACCCTCATAACTGGTACACATCGAACCATTAACATTAACTTCTATAACTAAACCCTAACCACGGACCACGGTTATAGAACATTTAGTCATTAATAACGCTTACTCGTTCCTCGCAAGCGGTCGTTAATGTATGTGAGCAATAACGCTCAATCACTATGGAGAACTAGCCATGAACACAATGCTTTCATTCAACGTTGACCACTGGTCTTGGGTAACAGCCAACGAACAGCAAATGGCCAACCACGAGTCGCAAGACATTGACCTAGATGAGTTAGTACAAGCATTTACCACAACCCTTGAACTTGAAACTGAAGAGCTTTAATAAACTTCCAACGGAGAAATAACCATGAACAATGACCAATCAATCAGCTTTGACGATCTAGAAACCACTAACAAAGGACAACGTACTATGAACTCACAAACTCCAAGCTTTCTTCCCCAAGCATTCTTAGATATCTCAGACCGCAAGGGCTACAAAGGTGACCTAGCTAACTACATCGCCAAACGAATCACAGCAGACGCCAGCATCGATGAAGCAATATGTCTTGCAGCAATCGAGTGCGACTCGCCGGATGCCCCCTTCCACGTAATGGCAGTCATTAACTTCTTCCAGTTGTTGATGGACAAAGTAAGCTGGAACGCCCGCAAGCTGTTTGTAGCTAATCAGATGGCCGCAGCTGAAGTCGGTATTTACGGCTTAGACGGTGCGCAGCGGGCAATCGACACTGTTGGGGTCAACGCTACCAACGAAGACATCCACCACATTGTGAAATCGGACTACGAACAACTGTTCATTGCCCAGTCAGAATTGTTGTCTGTCTTAGAAGTAGGTGACTCAATGGATATCGACCTGTTCTTCTTCAACCCAGCAGTACGGTTGGAAGACGGCAGCTGGGACAACAATGCACACTGTTGCGACTCATTCAACTCAGCACTAGACGCTATGAACACCATAGTCGATGAACTTAAAGATCGTGAGCGCACCGACAAAATGGCTCAGTTCAAAAAGCTCCGCGATGCGCGGCTGAAAGAACGCCTCTCAGCTTAAGCATTAACCGAACCCAATCAGTCTAGGCTGGTTGGGTTTTTTTATATCCGACCCAGTAGCAGACACCGCAAACCCACCCCATCCCGCGTGACTGCGTGCAGCATACATGTAGCCAAAAGCTACACATAGGACGACTCATGGACACTAAATCACTAGTACTTGAAATAGCTGACTTAGCGAGGGAGCTGGACTTACCAACCAGTGACCTTGTTGTAGCGTGCCTGACCTTGGCATCTGAGTACGGATTACAAATAGCATCAAAAAATAGCCTTGATCTTACAGAGCATGGCTTCGCAACCGAACTTCCAACTTCTGAAGGAGTAGCAACAGTAACAATAACCTACCTACCACACGACGTAATTAACGACTTAACCATCGTACATTAACGAGGAATAACCAATGAAAAAATGGACTAACGAAGAAGTAAAAACCCTTACTAAACTCCGCAACAAGCAGGTTTCTTTTGAATCAATTGCAGAAGTATTGCGCAGATCAGAACGATCAGTATCTCTCAAATACTACAGATCTGTGGCCAACCCAACTGCCAGCGTGCCGTTGTTAAACCGAGACATTATCGTAGGTTACTTAGCAGGACTAGCTACGGCAGCAGTCACATACCTAGTATCTGTTTTTGCTTTCTCATGAACGCTACGGATACATGCCTTATTGATCAAAAACTAGCCATAAGCGCCGCAGAAACAATGGCTAAAACCTTAAAAGAAGACATAGCAATACTAAAAGACCTAAGAGTGGTACCACTATCAACTACTAATGAACCACCACTGGAGATTATTAGATGCGACCCACTGAGCAGATAGAAGAAGACGAAGAAATCATATGCGTTTGGTGCAATAACGAAGGCGCACCCGACGGAGATGGAGAAATGCACCCTTGTTGTTGGTGTGGAAGCGAAGGATAGGAGACTATCAAATGGACCCGATTGAACAAATAAACGAAGTAATACAATCAATTTACCTGACTGAGACAATCAAATACGACCTTAACGACGGCCAGCCAACACCTGACACACAGCCTTTACAAACCGACAACGAAGACTAAGGAGCCTAATATGCTACTAGCCGGACTTCTAACAGCAGCAGGTTTTCTAATACTGCTCTACAAACTAAACATAAAACGTATTCTTCAGTACGACCTGATAATCGACATAGCAGTCACGTTCTTTCTTATGTGGATATTTGCAGGCACTTTCGCCGGCATGATGGCAGCTATTATTGGCGGCCTATTAGTTTCTATCGTGCTAGTCGCCCTAAAGAAAACAACCCCTCGAGAAAAGCTAGGAATCATCAAAACTGAAACGTTCCCGTATCGCAAAATAGGGTGGGTGACCATATGGCCATAAAAAGAATTCACGTAAACCAACACGTAATTCGCCGCAATCTAAGACTTAAACAAGGACCATACGAACCTCCAATAACCATAAAGTCCGGAAAAACAAATACTTACGGACACCGGGTAGAGGTTCACGGACCATCAACCGTGATTTATTCACCAGACAAACCGCTATCGTGCGGGGCTAAAGTCTGGGTAGAGACAGAAGCAGAGGTATCTATATTTAAGGAGGAGTAACCGATGTTTAAATGTGAAAGCTGCGAGTCAGTTAAGAACGACGAAGACCGTGCAACACCGTGCGAAGACACCTATCCGGAGTTAGTAGACTCTTCATATTGTGTCGAATGTATTGATGACGTTATCTCAGAAATACAACTAGAACGCTACAGCGAGCATGAAGTAACAGAGTATGACGAATGGTCTTCATTCGACCCAGACTGTTAAACAACACAAACAGGAGCAGAA